AGTATTCTTTACCTTTGAAAGTATTTACCATGAGGTATATCTTTTGCCCTTTATCTTCATTGTAATGTATTTCTCTTTCATACATTGAAGGAGCTGTATGTAATTCAATCATTTTTTAGTATCTTTGAGAGAGGAACTATCGAAACTACATTCTCGGGAACTAATAGTCTATACGAGTCTGTATCCCAACACCAGCATAGTACTTGATGTTGGTTTGGTTTTGCACGATTTCTTTTTGACTGAATATAATCATTATCAAACTCCATTGTACAAACATTATACTTTAGTTTACGACTTTTTGCACTACGATAAGTTATTACTGCATCTCCGTGCTTTTCCATCTCTTGTATAAATTTATCTTTTTTCATTTTTCTCCTGCGTTGGTTGATGTAATCCTTCACCGTCCAATCGCTAGGTTAAAAAACAACTGAATTTACAAGATATAAAAATGCCTCGACTTTGTAAAAAGTCGAGGACTAAATTTAACTATTAAGTTTGTTAATAGCTTCGGCAAAATACTTAGCTGCTTTACCAGTAAGTTTGCTAATGATGGAATCATCAACATCAATTCCAGCGTCCGAAAGAGCTGAACTCAACTCTTGTTGTGCGCCTTCTTTTGACACTCTAGTTCCGCCACCACCTGATGCTTTGCCGACAGCAGGTGTTTTCTTAACATAGACACCAGCTTTTGTTAGAATCATTCTAACGCCATTAGGTGTTTGTCCTATGTTTTCTGCAATATCTGAAACAATCTCCATACTTGTTTCTGGAGTTGGATCAGCGCCTTGGTAGTCTTCTACTACCTGTGCTTTTAATTCATCTGTCCAATTTGACATTCTTTTTCTCCGTTTGTAAGATTCTGGCAACCCGGGCGCCCACCCTGTCGCTTGCCTCATCTGTAAATAAAATCTATCACTCATTTATATTATATATT